CCGTCTTGACATTGCGTCTTGGCGTCGTGTATGCCACACTAGGGGGTGGCGAATCCTTTCCGGCGTGACCGGACCGTTGAGCGCGCCCACTATGAGATCAACGTCCCGATGTCTGATCCGCGGTTCGCGGAGATCGTCGCCGGGATCGATGGGACCAGTTCGGTAGCTGGCCTGCACGTCAATGAGCGGACGGCGCTCCACTCGACCGCGGTGTACCGCGCGGTGTCCATTCTGGCGAACACGATCGCCGGGCTCCCCCTGAAGTCGTACCGGACGGACGACACGGGTCAGCGCGTCCAGATCGACTCGCTCCTCGATGACCCGGCGAAGAAGTGGTACACGCCGTTCGAGTGGTGCCAGATCGTCATGACGCACCTGGTCCTCCACGGCAACAGCTACTTGCTGCACGTGTACAACAACGCGGGCGGCCTCCAGGCCCTGTTCCCCATCCACCCGACGATGGTCCATGTCACGTGGAAACGGGACGCGGACGGGCAGGCGTACCGGAACTACGCGTTGACGTGGAACACGATGGGCGCGGACGGCAACGCGACGACGAAGATTGACTACACCAGCGCTGACATCACTCACATCATGGGGATGTCGCTGGATGGGCTCCGCGGGGTCAGCCCCTTGAGGGCGGGTCGGGCTGCTATCGGGGCTGGCCTCGCGGGCGACGTGGCGGCTACGGGGTTCTTCGAGAACGGCCTGCAGATCGGCGCGACGGCGAGCATCCCCGGCATCACCCCGCAGCAGGCGAAGGACATCGCGCGGGACGTGAACTCGTCGATGACCGGCGGTGTGAACGCGGGGAAGGTCGCCGTCATCAACGCCGCCATGACCATCAGCCCCTGGTCCGTGGACGCGGAGGCCGGGCAGTTCATCGAGTCCCGCCAGTTCCAGGTCGAGGAAGTCGCCCGCCTGTTCGGCATCCCCAAGGTGCTGCTGGCGCAGGACGGCGCCTCCACGTGGGGCTCCGGTATCTCCGAGCTGGACAAGGGCATGGCGAAGTACACGTTCACAGGGTACACGCGCGCCATCGAAGAACGCCTGTCCGATCTGTTGTACGGCTCGTCGCGGCACGTGGAGTTCGACTACTCCGGCCTGTTCCGTGGGACGCCCGAGGAGGAAGCGGCGCAGTTGGCGACGCAGGTCGAGGCCGGGCTGCTGACCATCAACGAGGCCCGCGCGATCATGAACCTCCCCCCCATCGGGGAGGAGCACACGGACCCGCAGGTGCAGCAGGCCATCGCGCTTGTCACTGCCGCTCCGACGCTCGTCAAGGACCCCGGTCTGCCCGCGTTGGTGGACCAGTTGCGGCAGCTCGCGGGGATTGTGCCGCTCAACCCGAACCCCATCTCTCCGAAGTCTGCGCCGGTCGAACCGGCGCAGCCGGACGCACAACCGCCACTGGGGGCATCTCCGTCGCCAGCCGCCACTACCGAAGGGGCCTAGCCATGGCCGGAGTCCGCTCAGACGTAAACGCACGCATCACGATCGTGGACATGCTCGCTGCTCAGTCCACCGCCACCCTGGGCCTGGAGTCGGGTTCGTTCGACTGCCGCTCGTACCCCCACGGGTCGCGCTTCGTCGCGGTCTTCAGTGAGGGCGCGCAGACTGAGGGCACCCTGACCTTCTCCGTCGTGGACTGCGACACCTCCGGTGGCACGTACGCCGCGGTCGCCGACACGTACGGCACCCTCGTCACCGGCACCTCCACCTCCGCCGCTACGGCGCTGACTCAGTCGCAGGCTTTCCAGCCGTCCGCGGGTCGTCCGTTCATCAAGCTGAAGTCCGTGGAGACCGTCTCGGTCACCACGGCGGTGCCGGTGCACTTTTTCATCATGGTGCTGCCCCCGGCGTTGGTCTAAATGGCGCGCGGCAAAGCGGCGAGTGAGCCGCAGCCGATCGGCGAGCACGAGCTTGAGCTGGTCGAGAACAACGGTCGTCGCTGGTGCAAGGTCTGCGGAGTCGAGGTCCTGTAAGTGGAGCGCTTCTACCAACTGGTCAGCAGGGCCGAGGTTTCGACCTCGGGCCTGCTGGTCGGGTATGCGTCGGTGTTCGACGTTCCGACGACCCGGCAGAACCAGTACGCGGGTACGGAGACGATCGCCCGCGGGGCGTACGACGCTTGCTTGAAGGATGACGTTGTCGCACTCGTTGATCACGACTCCAGCAAGCTGTTGGGTCGCGCCGCTAGTGGGACTTTGCGGCTGTCCACCGACGACCATGGACTGCGGTTCGAGGTCGACCTTCCCGATACCTCACTGGGGCGGGATGTGCGTGAGCTTGTTCGCCGCGGTGACCTTGCCGGGTGTTCCTTCTCCGCCGCCGTCGGTCAGGTGGACCGCGTCGATGGCGGGGTTGTTCACCGCTCCTTCGCCCGGCTAGTCGACGTTTCTGTCGTCACTTTTCCCGCGTACCCGGAGACCTCCGTGGTGGCGCGTCACGCCTCGCAACAGTCGTTGCGGGCTCAACTGGCGTCCATCCGGGCGGCCGTGTACCTGAAGGGAATGAAATGACCGTCTCCGAAATCTTGGCTGCCCTCCAGGGCATCATCGCCGAGGCCATGCCGGACGCCGCTGACATGGCCGCTGACCCGGCCGCCGCTCCGCAACTGAACGAAGACCAGGCCGCCCGCTACGAGGCCCTCGAGGCGAAGCTCCTCGTTGCGCGGAAGTCCGAGGAAATCGTGAAGCGCAACGCCGCCTACAACGCGACCGCCACCAACGTGCCGGTCGCCAGTGGCATCCAGGTCTCCGAGGACCGCGAGGTTCAGCGGGCGTTCCGCGAGTTCCTGGTCACCGGCCGCCCGAACAACGTCATCAAGCGTGCGGGCCAGACCGAGGGCTCCGGCCCGGCGGGTGGCTTCCTCGTCCCGGAGTCGTTCCGCGGGAAGCTGATCGAGAAGATGAAGGCGTTCGGCGGCCTGCAGAACGAGGCTGAGTCGTTCTCCACCGCCACGGGGCAGCCGGTCTACTGGCTGACCAACGACGACGCCCTGTCCACTGAGGCCGGGATCACCACCGAGACGGGGAACCCCGCGTACGGCGCGGACTTCGTGTTCGGCAAGTCGTCCCTGTCGGCGTACAAGTACACGACCGGTGGCGCCGTCGCGTCCAACGCGGACTGGCTGAAGGTGTCGTGGGAGCTCCTGCAGGACGGGGAGTACGACATCGAGGGTTTCATCGCCCGCAAGTTCGCTGAGCGGATCGCCCGCAAGCTGTCCGTGGACCTGATCAGCGGCAGTGGCGTCAACGAGCCGCAGGGCATCATCTCCACCCAGGGCGCTCTGCCGTCCAGTGGCGTGACTCTCGCGTCGGCCACTGCGCCGACGTACGCGGAGCTGCTGACCATCGTCCACTCCCTTGACCCGGCTTACCGGGACGGCGCGAAGTGGCTCATGAACGACGCTTCGGTGGCGGCGCTGCAGGGTGTGCTGGACGGCAACAACCGTCCGCTGCTGTGGAACCTGAACGGGTCCATGGCCGATGGCCTCGGGCAGACCCTGCTCGGGTTCCCGATCGTCGTGGACCAGGCCATGCCGACGATGACCACTGGCTCCGTCAAGGGCTACGTGTTCGGTCAGCTCGCTGAGACCTATGTCGTCCGTAGCGTCAAGGACTTCACCCTGGTCACCGCCCACGAGTTGTTCGCGGCGAACGGTCAGGTCGGCTACCGCGGGTGGGCCCGTTACGACGGCATGGTGCAGAACGCCAACGCCGCCGTGTACGCGACGAGCCACGCGTAACCAATGCTCGAAATCGCGATCGCGTCGATTGCCCCCCTCATCGCCTCAGCGGCGATGTGGCGGGGCAGTCGGCGCGTTCCGGTCGCGGCGATCGAACGCATCGAAGCGAAGGTCGACGACCTCCTTCAGTGGCAGGTCAACCACGCACGCGAACACAAGTCGCACATCCGGCGGGTTGGGGGTATGCAGTGACGAGCTACATCACGGACTACGTGTCCGTTGACGACTTGAAGGCCCAGCTGCGCATTACTGACACGGCCGACGACGCGCTGCTGGCGTTGGTGATCACCTCCGCGTCCCGCGCGGTGGACCAGTTCACGAACCGCCGTTTCGGTCTGGTCCCTGCTGCCATCGCGCGGGTGTTCACCTCGTACGGCGAAGACGTTTTGAAGATCGACGACACGATGACGACCACCGGCCTGGTCGTGAAGACGGACACCGACGCGGACGGGACGTACGCGACGACGCTGGTGCTCGGTACGGACTTCGACATGTACCCGGCGAACGCCGCCGCGGAGGGCATGCCGTGGACCGGGATCCAGTTGCGGGCCTCGTCGGCCGCGTTCTTCCCGAGTGTGCGTGCTGGGATTCAGGTCACTGCGTCGTGGGGTTGGACCGCTATCCCGAGTGTGGTGGAGATCGCCACTCTGATCCAGGCGTCCCGGTTCTTTGTGCGCCGCGACTCGGCTTACGGGGTTGCTGGTTCCCCGGACCTGGGTAACGAGCTTCGCCTCCAGAGCGCCCTTGACCCTGACGTGCAGGTGGCGCTGCAGTCCGTGGTGCGTTGGTGGGGGGCGGTGGCTGCGTGATGGCTTCGAACCTTGATGACGTGATGGATGACATTGCGACCCAGTTGGGGACGATCGACGGGCTGCGGGTGTTCGCGTTCCCGCCGAAGTCGGCGCAACCTCCGTTCGCGTTCGTCAACCTGCCCTCCGTCGTGGCCTATGACGCGACTCTCCAGCGGGGTTTTGACAGGTTCACAACCGAGGTGTGGCTGGGGGTGCCGGACGTGGTTGATAGGGCCGCTACGGCCAAGCTGGCGGTGTTCGTGGCCGGGTCCGGGGACGGGTCCGTGAAGGAAGCCGTCGAGGCGTCCGAGGTGTATGACCACAGGGTTACTGAGGCCCGCTTCTCTCAGATCGATCTGGCGGCCGGGTCCTACTCGGGCGTCATCTTCTCCGTCGACACAGTGGCCTAGGGAGGCTAGCGATGCAGCACGGCAAGAGTACGAGCCTTTCTATCGGCGCGAACGACATCAGTGTGTACGTCACCAGCGTGACGTTCGAGCAGGACAACGACATCCACGACATCACCACGTTCGGTGCGACGAACCACCGCTACTTGGCGGGCCTGATCGACGGCAAGCTGACCGTGAACGGGTTCTGGGACAAGACCGCGACCGTGGGTTCGTACACGGTGATCCATCCGCTCGTCGGCGACAGCGACGGTGCCGCGTTCATCTACGGCCCTGAGGGCACCGCCTCGGGCAAGGTGAAGCAGTCGGGGACGATCATCCTGGAGTCCTACTCGGAGTCGGCGCCGGTGGCGGACATGGTCACGTTCACGGCGTCGTTCCGTATCGACGGTGCGGTGACTACCGGAACTTTTAGCTGAGCCCCACCCCGCGTGGGGCTCAGTCATGTCCGCGACCTTGAAGGGGGAGTCACATGTTCGAGGGTAAGAAGCCGCGTTCGCTCACACTGCCGGAGATCCGCACCGTCCGGGCCATCGATGACCCGGACGATGCGGACGTGGCGTTGCTCGCTTGCGCGTACGACGAGTACATCGACGCGGTCGAGGACTGGTTCCACACCGCCCCGGCGGCGGCGGCGTTGAAGGTGTTGCAGGCCGCGTGGGACGCAAGTAACGCCACCGAGGAGGCCGGGTTTCCGGACGCGGCGGCAGATGATGATGTCGCTGGTGGGCGAGACGAGTGATTTGGATGCGTTCGATTTCTTCCTTGCATTGAAGTTGGGCTGCCACGTAGCCGACTTGGACCGGATGTCCCACGCGGAGTACCAGCGGTGGCAGGCCTACTTCGAGG